GGTAGTTCTTCTTTGATGAGAAAAGAAGTTAGAAGTCAAAGACTAACAATGTTCTTACAAACAATTCAAAATCCACAAATTGCTCCATTCGTTAGAATATCAGAAGTCATTAAAGAGTTAGCACACTCTTTAGATTTAGACCCTGAAGAAATATTAAACTCTAAAGATGAAGCAGAAATTCATGCTAAAATAATAGGATACCAAAATAATGTTAACCAAGCAACTAGCCAACAAGCTATTGACCCTAGTCAACTCGGAGCAATGGCACAGTCTGCTGGAGTACCTCAACAAGGTGCAGGAGCAGACAACACAGGAAATGGCGAAATCCCAGAACCTACAGATAATCCACCAATGCCAGGGCAGATGGAATTTTCTGGAACGAATGAAGAACCTGCGTAGTCAGGTAAACGAATTAAAAAATAGTGTTGACGAATAACATTTGCGTTGTTATAATAACAATTAAGGATTAGAATTATGATGAAAAAGAACAAACCTATTAATATGGCTACTGGTGGTCTTATGAATATGCCACCATTTATCAGAAAGTCTGAAGAAGAAAAAGAACAGGGTATTACTCCTTATGATGTTAATACACCTAAAGAAGCAAGACAAGGATTACCTTCAAGATTAGTAGCACCTTCTAGAACTAGATTTAATACTGGGGATGTTGCATCTTTAGATAAAGATGGTAGTGGTGATATAACTAAAAAAGATATTTTAATTGCAAGAGGAGTTCTTGATGGAGATGGTAATATGATTGCAAAAAGAACTAAAGCATATGGAGGTGGTATGATGAAAAGACCAACATATAAACATGGTGGTTTTCATTCAGTAGAGGAAGTTAATAAATTTTTAAATGACCCTGATAATGCAGATGAAATTAAAAAAATGAAAGAAAAAATAGATACTGAATCTTTTAAAAATTTTTTATTACAAAAATCAAAAGAAAAATTTATGAATGAAGAAAAACCTAAAAAGAAAAAAGTAATAACTATAGCTGTAGCAGATGGTGGTTTATTAAGAAAAAAATATGCAGTAGGTGATGAAGTAGAAGGCAAAGATGTTGCTGATATTATAAAAGAAATGGGTCCATTAGAAGAACCTGATATAGATGACTTAATACCAAAATCTGAGGATATGTCTGCAGTTGAAATAAATAATATGATTAATAAATTAGAAGCTCAAAAAAAATTATCAACTGATATAGGAACTAAATCAAGTATTGATAATCAAATTGATAAATTAAAAACTTTAAGAATAAAAAAAGTAGCAGCAGCTACTGGTGGATTAATGAAAATGTCTATTGGTGGTGAAGCAGGAACTTCTGAAAGATATGATAGAAGAAAAGATTATCAAGCTTATGCAGAAGGTGATATGGTTGAAGATGAATCATTAATGACACCTACTGGAATGAGTACAGAAGACATGGATGGTATAGCTGAAGCTAACATGGAAATGGAAGCAGAAGAAGATATGGACATGGGAGATATGGATGCTGTAGTAGATACATCAGCTTTATCAGAAGATGAAGAAAGAATTTTAGATGAAGCAGTTGAAATGCATCCAGAACTAGAAGGTATTATTCCAAAAATAGTTGCAACAGAATTTACAGAAGATGGAGAAGTAGAAGGACCAGGTACAGGAACTTCAGACTCTATCCCAGCACTTTTATCAGATGGTGAATTTGTATTTACAGCAAAATCAGTTAAACAAATTGGTGTAGATAAATTACGAAAGATGATGAAAGATGCAGAAGCTGCACATGATGCAGGTATGCAAAGTCAATCAGCAGATGCTGAAATGGCTGATATGCAATCATAACAGAATTTATAGAGAAAGGTAACTCTATGGATAGACAAGCTACCTTCTAGAAATAGAAGCCCTTGTAGTTTTGTTTTTAAACCCAAACACCTACCTTAGCTACCTTCAGTTAAGAAGCCCTAAAGGAGGACAATATGAGTGAAGAAAACAAAGAAGGAAACAAAGTTCAAGCGAACCCTTACAACATGAGAAAGTCTTGGCACACAGATGATGTAATGCCAACAGAACTTCAAAATGCTGATAGTGGTTTGTTTGTGCCAAACCCTGCTAGTAATAGAAGTGAACCAGAAGCTACTGCTCAAGAGAGCAACCCAGAAGGTTCAACTGAAAATACTGCAGCAACTATGGATAAGGTCCAAGATTCTGCATTAAATGTAGAAACTAACCCTTATAGCAAAGTTGATTACAAAAAGAGATATGACGACCTAAAACGATATTATGATAGGAAGTTAGGTGAGTGGACATCTAAAGAAAGTGACCTCAAGACACAGTTAAGAGAGAACAGACCGAAGTATACACCACCAAAATCTAAAGAAGAGTTAGACTCTTTTAAGAAAGACTATCCTGACATATATGGAGTTGTGGAAACTGTATCTCACTTGCAATCTGAAAATCAGATGCAAAGTTTACAAGAAGAAGTTGACTCTTTGAAAAAGCAAAATAGTGCTTTAGCTCAAAGAGAAGCACAGTTAGAACTTGGAAGATTACATCCAGACTTTAATGATATTAAAGAATCAGATGACTTTCATAACTGGGCAGACTCACAACCCATGGAAATTAAATCATGGATTTATGAGAACAACTCGGATGGTAGACTTGCAGCAAGAGCAATCGACTTATATAAGAAGGACCGAGGACTTGGTTCAGATAAAAAAACTACAACGAAAACTACGACACAAAATCAAGGTGCAGACTTGCTAGTTAAAACTAGAGAACAAGTTCAAATACCTCAATCTAATGAAGTGGTTTTCAATCGTTCTGATATAGCTAATATGTCAGACGAAGAGTTTATGCAGTATGAAAAAGATATTGTAAAAGCTCAAAGAGAAGGAAGAATTAAATAATTTTTCTTTCATTTTTTATTAACCAATAACTAAGAAAAGGAGTATAACTATGCCTAAATTTCAAGGTGGTTCTACTAAAAACTTTCTTACTTCGGTTGCTGGACAAACTAATGGGTTTTTTATTCCAGAAATCTATTCTAAGAAAGTTCAAATCGCACTCAGAAGAGCTGCTGTTGCAGAAGCAATCTGTAATACAGACTATATGGGTGAGATTTCAAACTTTGGTGATACAGTAAACATCATCAAAGAACCTCAAATCGCAGTAGCAGATTACACAAGAGGACTTGCTGTAACTTCTACTGACTTAACAGACCAAGAACTTGTTCTTACAATTGACCAAGCGAAGTCTTTCTCTTTCAAAATTGATGATTTAGAAAGAAGATTCTCTCATGTCAATTTCCAAGCAATTGCTTCTGATAATGCTGCTTACAAACTGAAAGATGCAATGGATGCAAACATCCTAGCTGCTATCTCTGCTGGAGTAACTGCAAACACAGGAACATCTGCTGGTATGGGAACAACTTCAGCTCCAATTGACATTGGATTTGCTTCAGGTGAAGTAGACCCTCTAAATCAAATGGCACTTGCTGCTAAAAATTTAGATGTCGCTACTGTTCCTGAAGAAGGTAGATGGTTTGTAGCTCATCCTGAGTGGTACAATGAACTATCAAACACAGCTTCTAAATTGTTATCTGTTGACTTCAATGCAGGTCAAGGTTCAATTAGAAATGGTTTGGTTGCATCTGGACAACTTAGAGGATTCTCTATGTACAAATCTACTAACCTTCCAACTAATGACTTATCTGGTACTGGTTCATCTGCAGGTGGTTCTGCAACAGCACCAGAAGTTCTATTCGGTCATATCAGTTCAGTATCTGCTGCATCTGCTATGAACAAAGTAGAAACTGTTAGAGACACAGGTACATTCTCTGACATTGTTAGAGGTCTAATGGTATGGGGAAGAAAAGTATTAAGACCTGAAGCTGTAGGTAAAATTATCTACAAAATCGACTAATACTTAGTCTTACTATTATATTGATGGAGGGGTTGTAATATACCCCTCTATCTTAAAAGGAAAAGAATTATGATAAATAAAATAAAAGAAAAACTTAAATGCTTACCAGATGATGCAAATCATTTATGGATGTTTCATAGAAAAGCTTGTATTGGTGCTGGTGTAGCTATAGTAATTTTAATAATAATAATTTAAGGAGAAAACAATATGCCTATGAAAAAAGCAAAAGCTGGTGGAAAAGTTTCCAACAGAGGAAAATATATGGTCGGTGGAAAAGTTATGTCAAAAAGCCCTAAGAAAAAAATGATGGGTGGTGGCATGATGTATGGCAAGAAGAAAAAATAAGGAATAATAATGGGTATAATGTCTTCACCTGCTTGGACTCGTAAAGAGGGAAAGAATCCAAAAGGAGGACTTAATGCTAAAGGTAGAGCTTCTTATAATAAAGGTCGTACAAAGACTGGTAAGAAACGAAACTTAAAAGCACCAAGTAAGGTGGTAGGCAATAAAAGAAGAAAAAGTTTTTGTGCAAGAATGAAAGGTATGAAGAAAAAACTTACATCAGCAAAAACAGCAAGAGACCCAAATTCAAGAATTAATAAATCATTAAGAGCATGGAATTGTTAAATGGCTAAAACATACTTATCATTAGTAAATGACTTACTTGTAGAAATAAATGAACCTGAATTAACTTCAGTAGCTAATGCAGTAGGTGTACAAAAACAAGTAAGCAAATGTGTAAACAGAGCTTACTTTGATATTGTAGATGCTGTAGATAATTGGGCATGGCTATCTACTAATACTCCTCAAAATGAATACTATGGAAATACATTTATAGAAACAGTATCAGGTACTAGATGGTATCTTTTAAAAGCTGGTTCTTCAAATGTAGATACAGATTATGATGCAGTTGATTGGGATAGATTTACTGCAACAACAGAAGGTGTTAGTGGAAAATCTGCACCACATACAATTAATAAATTAGGTTTTGTTACTTTAGATGTATGGAGAAATACTTATGCAAGAAGTGAAGAAATAGATAAATCTAATTCATCACCTGCATTTGGAGTACCATTAAGAGTTATAAGAAGTTCTGATGGTAGAAGATTTGGTTTATCTCCAATACCTGATGGAGTATATAGAATTTATTTTAATGCTTATAATAGACCAACTGAATTATCAAATGATACAGATGAAGTTTTATTTCCTGAACAATACAAACCTGTATTATTAGCAAGAGCAAGATATTTTATTTATCAATTTAAAGATAATATTGCTCAATCACAATTAGCATTAGATGAATATAAAAAAGGTTTACAACAAATGTCTGACAAATTAAATTCACCACAACCTAAATATATGTCAGATGTAAGATTTAGTTATTTATTACCATAGGATAAAATTATATGGCAACACAAGGAGCTTCCATTACAGTACAAGGTGGACTAGATTTAGTATCTAGTTCTCATGCATTATTTAGAACACCAGGAGCTGCAACTAAATTACAAAATTTTGAATCTTCTACAACTGGTGGATATAGAAGAATAAGTGGTTATACAAAATTTGGTGGAGCTAGTTCAGCTATACCTTCAGGAGTTTCAACAGAATCTATAGAAGGATTATTTCCTTATGCAAATGGAGTAATAGTTTGTCAAGGAGATGATATATATTTTAGTACAACTGGTACAAGTTATACACAAATAAATAAAGATACTTATAAAACTAAAACAGGAACAGTTTCTGTAACAGCAG